GACGTAGGCCGCCGCGATCGCCGTCCCGTGCCAGGTCCCAGCCGTGACGGTGCCGACGGTGGCGATGTCCGTCCCCACGAGATAGGCCGCCGCGATGGCGGTCCCATGCCACACGCCCGTGGTGACGGTGCCGACAGTGACGATCGAGGAATCGCCAGCAATCGGCGCGGCCCCGAGCGCCGTCAGCGCAGCCGATGCCGAGGTCGCGCCCGTGCCACCGTACGCGATGGCGACAGTGGTGCCGTCCCAGGTGCCGGCGGTGATCGTACCGACGGTCGCAATGTCGGTCCCCACGAGGTTCGATGCCGCGATCGATCCGGCCAGCATCGCATTCGTGACCGCGCCGGCGGCGATCGTCGTCGTGATCGCGGTCGTGCCCGAGCCAGTAACGTTTCCACTGAGCGTGATCGTCTGGTTCGCGGTGAGGTAGGTCGCGGGGAGGTCGGCCGCGACCAGGGCCCGGAACGTCGGCGCCGCCGCCGAGCCGGTCGACGGTCCGGCGAAGAGGATATTCGCGGACTGCGTCGCGAGCGTCCCCGTCAGCGTTCCGCTCGTGGTGACGGGGGATCCACTGACGGTGATTATCGCGGGGAGCGAAAGCGCGACGCTCGTGACGGTGCCGGTGCCACCGCTTGCGGCCCACGAGAGATTGCCGGCGCCGTCGTTGGACAGCACGCCGCTTGCGGTCGCGAGCGCGGCGTAGCTGTCGAGCTTCGTCGACCACGCCTCGACGTTCGTGCCGATGGCGAGCCCGAGTGCTGTGCGTGCGGTCGAAGCCGTGGTCGATCCGGTACCACCGTGCGCGATCGCAATCGTGGTGCCGTCCCAGGTGCCGGTGGTAATCGTGCCGAGGGTGGTGAGCGAGGAGCTGCCGGCGGCCGGCGAAGCACCGAGGTTAGCCAGGGCGGTCGAAGTATCCTCCACGTCACTGAGGTTGTTCGCGGCCTGCAGCGCACCGCCGACGGCCGCGTTCAGGTCGCCGATCGAGCCGGCGGTCAGGTTGATTCTGACCACGTCGCCGACCGAGTAGTTTCGGTCGGTCGTGCCCTCGATCGAGCCGGCGAGCGTCAGCGTGTCGCCGGAGATCCCAGTCACCGCATAAATCGTGCGATAGGTTGCGGCGATCGGCGCGTCGGTCGCGTGCGCGGCGATGACGACCGAGATCCGGATCGGATGCGACGACGAGATGGCCGACGCGCCCTCGGCCGTGATCTCGGCGGCGATCTTCGCGCCGTACCCAGTCGCGAGCACCAGCGAGCCCGACGCCGCGGTGTACGTGGAGCCGACCGTGGTCGCGAGCTGATTGAGGGGGGTGTAGAGAGCCGTCATGCTCCGGCCGCCACGTCGCCGTTCAAGAGCCAGAGGTTGACGCCGACCTTCCGCAGCACGGCCACTGAGTACTGACCGAGCAGGGCCAGCGATCCGGCGACCTGGTCCACCGTCACGCCGGACGTGCCGGCGACCGTCACCAGGCCGGCCCCGAGCTGGGCGATCGTGACCGAGACGCCGACCGGGAAGGCGACCGCGGAATTGAGCGGGACCGTGAGCGTGATCGCCGACGCGTTCGAGAGCGTGACGAGTTGGTTCGCGTCGGCCAGCGCGAGCGTATACGTGGTGCCCGTCTGCGCGTTGATCGCCGCGCCGCCGCCGAGCACCAGCGCGCCGGGGATCGTGACCGCGCCGGTGGGCGCGATCGACAGCCGGTCGACCCCATCGCGTGTGGTCAGGTGGAGATCAAGATCCTGCGTCTGCAAACGCATGCGATTACCTCGTTATTAGTCGGCCGGCCGATCCGCGGAACGGCCGGCCGATCGAGCGATCAGAGGACGACGGTCTGCGCCGGCGTCAGTGCGGCGCCGGCGGCGGATGACGGAGAGTAGCAGTAGCTGCCGACGACGACGGCCGAGATCAGGCTGGCCGCAGTGCCGGTGGTGACGTAAAACTTGAGACACGGCCCGACACCAAGGCCGGCCAGCGATTCGGCCTTGAGCTCGACGAGCACGAGGTTCGTGGCGCCGGCCGTAATCTGAGTGATCGTCGTCCCGGTGACGGTGGCGTACGTGCCAGCGATCGTCGCCGATGCCTTGAACCCGGCGTCGACGGTCGCGGACGAGCCGAGCACGCCGACGTTCAGGATCGCCATGATCCGGAAGAATCCCGCGGAGTTGAAATCCGCGGTGTAGGTGGTCGTTTCGGCCGACACCGGCGCGATCTGACCGAGGATCGCGAGCGCTTCGCTCACGTTCTCGTTGTAAGGAATTCCCATTGATATGTCCTGGGGATGATGTGTTTCGGAGGGAGGGAGGGAAGCGCCGGCCCGATCGACGACCGGGCCGGCGGCCGGTCAGGTGTGGGTTGCGGAGGTGCCGACGAAGCCGGAGACCTGGTTCGACTGCGAGCCGTCAGCGAGGTAGTACGGGGCGATTTGCCCCGGCTTGCCGTCGTTCCTGATCTTGGCGCGGATCGCGATCTGGTCCGTGTCGAACAGGAAGTGCTCGGACAGGCCGATCTCGAGTCCGGACCGGCGGCCGACCCAGTAGCTTTTGCGATCGACCAGCATCAGGTCGCACGCGTTGCCGAGCGCCGGCACCTTTTCCGACGTGAAGATCGGCCACCCGAGCAGGGTGCCGGCCGGGCGGTAAGCCATCCCGCCGCCGGCGACCGTGCCCATTCCGGGCATGCCGACGACCGTCGCATTCGCGACGAAGATGAAGTGACTGGCGGGGTCCTGTAGCGTCTCGATCTGATACAGGGTGTAGGGATGGCAGAGCCACGCCGCGTCCCGGGCCTGGCCGAGCAGCCGGGTCTTCATCGTGAACACGTCCTCGTAGAGGATCTCCGAGTTCGTGTTCCGGTCGACGAGCAGCATCGCGGGGCTGTTGACGATCCCGAGCATCTGGCCGGCGCCGTTGCCTTGGATCGACTCCCAGTCCTCACGCCACCCGATCGCGCCGCCGATCTCCTTGATCACATATGCATCCATGCCAGGCGCATCGTAGAGCAGATCGCGGGAGAGCTCGTTCAGGGCCGTCAGGTCCTGGGCGACCATCGTGATCTTCTTTAGCGCGATGTCGGTCTCAGTCCGCTGCGTCTTCTCTCCCTTGCGGAAGACTTGCACCCCGCCGAACCATGCCGACTGCCCGGCAACCGGCGCCGTGAACTGATTCAGCGCGGGATACTGAACCTCACGCGCACCGAGCGGCTTCTCGGTCGCATAAGGGATGAGCACTTCCTGCTCGGCCGCGACCTCGAAAAAAATGGCCTCATACAGGACCGGCGTGGCATAACCGCCGGTCGCGCCGGCGCCTTCCGCCATGTTCCGCTTCGATCCGTACCCGCCCTCTTCCCAGGGCCGCGTCAGCTCTTCGTGCGCGGAACGGGACTCTTCCGCTTCGCGCGACCCGAGCGCGGTCACGACGAGCTGGATGAACCGGCCGGGCTTGGCGCGGACCCGGTCGATCTGCTGCGATCCGGGCGTGATCACCGACGTCTCGAATCCGCCGTCGGTGCCGACGATCGTCCGCGGCCGGGCGAGCGGGGGTGCGACGCGAGCGAGCTCGGTCCGGGCCTGCTCGCCCTGGGCGGCGATCAGGGGCTGGAGTTGGGCGACCGTCATCGCGACGGCGCGCGACACCGGGTCGGCCGGCGCTTCGGTGGCGACGCCGAGGGTGACGTAATTCTTGCCGATCGCATCGTCGACCTCGGCGAACGAGCCGATCTTGGCCGTGCCGATGTCGCGGGTGAACTGAATCCACATGGTGGGGGAACCTCAGGGTGCGGGCTGGGAAACCGGCGGACCCCAGGCGTAGACTTGCGGGCGGAGTGATGGCGTCACGCTCGGCCGGGCCGTCGTGCTCGCGGGCTTCGCTGCTGTCTCTCGTCGGGCTTAGACGCGACCTCGAGCGAGGTCGTCGGCGTCTCGAACGGACTGGACTGTCAGGGCCAGGAGATGGTCGACGACCGATCGGCTCGTGAGCCCGATCAGCTCGTCGACGGTGTAGGTGCGGATATTGAGATGCTGCGAGTCGGCCGGCGGCGGGGGAGCGGTCCGGTCGGCCGGCGGTTCGGCCGGCGGATCGAGGGCGGCGTTCGCCTCGGCCTCGGTGTCGTGCCGGCTGACGACCGTGTCGCCGTCGCACACGCACCACTTGCCGTCGCGCTCGCAGACGTGCCGGCCGGCCTTCGTCTCGGTCGCGTAACCGCCGGTCGAGCCGGAGCCCTCGGCCATGTCGCGCTTGGGGGCCGGGAGCGATCGGCGGACCTCGTCGGGGACCCAGAGCCCACGCTCGACGGCCACGGCCAGGGCCTCGGGGTTGCCGGCATACGAGACGGCGGAGTAACCGCCGAGGTCCCACTTGCGGAAGACGCACTCGGCCGTCGCCCAGTCGGGCCGGGCCCGGAGCTCTTCCGGGGACGGCCGGCCGCAGGCGGCGAAGTCGGGGAGGAAGTCGACGGAGAACGACGTCAGGGTTCCCGACACGTAATCGTCGAAGATCCGGCTCGAATACTCGTCCGTCTTGAACTGCGTGACGGCGAGGATGTCGTCCTCGACGCGTCGATATTTGATGCTCGAACAGTGGCCGATCGGCTGTCGACCGCGGGTCGGGTCGGCCCCGTGCTCCCAGAGCACGGCCGGGGCCCTGGTGAAGTTGGCGAACGTGCCCCCGCTCGGGAGGATGACCGTCCGGTACCGGTCGACGATCGACGTGTTGATCTTCGCCGTGACGGTCCGGGCGCCTTTCGAGACGTCGTCGACGACGCCGCTGAAGGCGCGGGTCTGCGGACCGGTCGGGGCAGCGGCTTCGTCGGCCATCGTGTTGACTCAGAAAAGAAGTGAAACGGGCCCGCGCGCGGGACTCGAACCCGCATGCCCCCATGGGGCGGCGACCACGTTGGGCGGCCGACGCGTCGTCGACTGTGGTTCCCCGGTGTGACCGGCCTTGTCACGGTCCTTTGGACTCACCAGGGCAGTCGACGATACGAGGGCCGATCGGTGATTCAGGGGATGCGGACCAACTCGGCCCGCTTCACGTCGGCGAAGACTTCGATCGACTCGACCGGCCGAGCGCCGGCGATGCCGTAGGCCGATCCGCGGTACAGGACCGGGCCGGCGACGAACAGGGCCGACTCGAGGGCGGCGAGGTTCTTCGGTCCGGGGTTCGCGGCGAAGGCTTCGACGAGCTCGGCCATCGTGCCGGGCGGAGCGGTCGACGGCCGACGGAGACGTTCACGGAGATGCATGGTTCGGTGGGGGTCAGAGGAGCGGCGGTCGATCGCGCCAGGATTCGGCCGGCGGTTCGGGGTCGGTGCAGATCACGCCGCACTTCGGGCAGCCACCCAAAGTAAGCCGGCCGAAATCGAGATACTCGGACGCGTGAAGAGGGTGCTCGCCGCACCTCGGACAGGGGATTGCCGGGGTCGGCTCGAGCAGTGCGGCGAGGTCGTCGATCTGGCCCGCGTATCCGCCGGTCGGGACGCAGCGATACTCGCCGAGGTCGCCCTCGGCCGCGCGGCGGACCAGTTCCTCGATGAGCGGCCGATCTGGGATCGGGACCTGGTCGGCGTGGCGGGCCGGCGACTTTTCGAAGCCGGCGAATGCGGTCATGAGGCGGCCGTTCTGGACGTAGTAGACGAGCCGATCGTCTCTGACCGGGCCGGTTCTTTCGAGAGCCCGCCTCAGCGAGCCACGGACGCTATCAGTTGGCATCGCGTGCCACAGGCTGATCAGATCGGCCATCGTCGTCATTCGTCGGTTCCTTCCGCTTTGTCCTTCGCCTCGAACCGAATCCCGCCGTCGCCGTCGACCGGCTTCGTGTGGTCGACCTCGTTGGTCAGGATCGACTCCGGAATTCCGGCCGGGAAGGCGTCGCACTGGTAGGCGGCGCCGCCGTGGAGATGCTTGCAGCGAAAGCACTGCGGAAGAACGGTCACGGGAGCGGCCCACCAAGACTCAGATACAGGAGCGACACCTGTAGATTGTACTCTTTTTTCGCGGCCAGGCCAGCGTACATCTCGGCCACGAACTCGACCGGCTCGGTCGCGGCGTACCGGCTGACGTGCTCGGCGACCAGGGCCTTCTCGGCGGCCGTGAACTTCCGGTCGAGCACTTCCTTGTAACGGTCGTCGCCGGCTTTCTTCTGGTGCTCGGCGTGGCCGACCTCGTGCACGATGATATGGTCGGGGTTGGACGTCGAGAACCATGGCGGTTGCTTGTGGTTGTTCTCGTCCATCCACTTCTGCGGGTCCTTCCAGTACGAGCACTTCTCGTTGACCAGGATCGTCTTCGTCCGATTGCTGTACATTGCCGGGATGTTGACCGCTTTCCTCTTCCCTTGCGCCTTCTCCACGAGATCGGACCCACTCGAGATGACCGTGACATGCTTCGACCGAGCGTAATCGACCGCCTGGTCGATCGGCGACTTCGGAGTCGGCTTCGGCGCCGGCGCCTTCGGCGGCGGTTTCGTCGGCCGCGGCTTCGGCCGGTCCGGCTCCGGCTTCGGGACCGTCGTGCCGGCCGGCGGCGTATAGCCGTCCTTCAGGCCCTTCTGCGGCTGGTCAAGCGTCGTGCCCCACTTCGGGTCGACCGGGCCGCCGTATTCGGGCTTGAGAATTTCCAAAAGTGAGCACTGACACCGGGGATGAATTGGAGGGTGCTTTATATGTTTGTAGTGCGGGTTGTCGCCGATCGTCGCGAACGACTCTCCGAGCCGGACCCGTTTGCACTCAGACGCGATCTTCCGGCACAGTGCGCAGGCGTCGCTCGACAGCAGGAGCTCGAGGCCGGCGACGACCTCCGACTCGACGTCGGCCGTCAGCTCGGCCGCATGGACGGCCCGGCTCGCTTCGGTCGCGGCGATCATTGTCGCGTGCGACGTCGACATCGACTCAAACACATACTGCACTCGCTTCGTCAACTCGCGGACCGACTCCCCTTCTTCGACCATCCCCTTGACGAGCTCGTGCCGGAGCATCGTCAGCGCGTCGCCGATCCGCTTCGCGGTCGTGTCGTTCGTGCTCTGGCAGAAGGCCAGGGCCTGGCCGGCGATCTGATGCTGCAGGTGCGGGTTCACGACCCGCCATTCGTCCGGATCGAGGCCGAGCCGGCTGAACACTTCCTTCCCCGACTCCGACCAGTAGACCCCGAGCAGCGGCGTCATCCGCTTCGCCATCGGGTCCGTCCACTGATCGGCCGTCAGATCCGGGAACGTCGCCGGGATCGTCTCGTCGGGGATCGCGGCCAGGACGGCGGCCTTCTGTTTCGCGAGCCAGTCGCGGAGCTCGGCGGCGATCGGCTCGCCGGCCGGCAGACCGTACGTGTTGTCCTCGGCGTGGTCGCCTGGGTCGTCGACGTTCCGTCGGCGGGCCCGCAGGACGCGGGCGCCGAGGATCGACAGGGCGGTCGCGGCTTCGAGGAGGGCCGGGGTCACTGGCCGCGCGTCTCCCAGAGAAACCAGAGAACTACGAGCCCGAAAACGAGGAACGGCAGCGTGAGCCCGAGGCCGACGAAGATCACGAGGTACGCGATCACGCTGCGATCTCCGCCTCGAGTTGTTCCAGCGCCCGGCCGAACCGGTCCCAGAGCGCCCGGTCTTTCACCTTCGGTTCGTCTTTCGCCGGCGTCTCGTCGGCGTCCGGCGTCGGCTTCTTCGCGGCGAGCTCGGCCACGCCCTGGGCGTGCTCGCGGGCCGCGGCGGCGTCGGTCGGCTGGATCAATGTGTCCGACTGCCAGGGCTCGTCGCCCCACGGGACCGGCTCGAGGCCGTCCTCGGCCCGAACCTCGTTGATGGTGCGGGTGCCGTTCTTCACCTGCATATCGAAGATCTTCGTGTCGCGTTCTTCGTCCCGTCGGACCGGATCATCGAACGCGAAGAACAGCCGATCGTCGACCGGCCGGGCGAGCTGGTGCGTGAGCGCCGAGCCGATCAGAACGCATCGCGGGGCGATCGCGTAATACTGATGCTGATGCGTTCCCTCGCTCGCGACGGCCCGATTCGAATCCTCGCTCTGCAGGAGACTGATCGGCACGTCGAAGCAGTTCGCGACGAGCAGCCGCTCCCACTTCGAGATCTCGAGCCCGCTCAAATCGGCCGGCGGATAGGCGACCGGCTGGACGTCGACCGATCCGTCCGTCGTCATGATGCGGCCTTGCTTGCCGCGGCTGAATCGCTGGTTCGCGTCGATCTCGAATCGCTTCCGCTGCGTCTCGTCCCACGGCCGATTGAGGCCGTCTTTCGGGGAGACGATGAGGCTCATCTGAGCATCGTTTTTGAGGAAGCTCTCGACGACCGACAGGTAGTAATCGCCGAGGCCGACCGATTCGAAACACGCGTGGAGCGGGGCGTACGCTGACAGGTAGGGGTCGCGGAGCGAGACGAACCGCATCCGGACCAGGTCCTTCGGTCCGTACGTGTCGCCGAAGTACCGATAGGACCGGAGCACTTCCGTTCCCTGGCCTTTGACCGCATACACATACTGACTCTGCAGCCCCCAAATCTTCATCCCTTCGCGGGCCTGCGTCGGATCGCTCGTCCCGTCGGATCGCGTCGGTCGTTCGGGGAAGAGGTAGGCCGAGCCGATGCAATCGAGCTGACGGGCGATGAGCTGCAGGATCAGATTGCCGTCAAAAAAATCGTTCGGCGTGTCGAACGCCTGTAGGAGCGGGTGCTCGGTGATCTCGTCGATCTCGTCGCTCGAGGCGATCGTCCGAGCGAGGTACGGGTGCGACCGCAGGAACTTCTGCCGGCCGTGCGGGACGGCCCGGCACGATCGCCGCGGCCGGCCCTGCTTCGTCGCCGTCTTCGCGTAGAGCCGGAGCGGCACCCGGGCGACGCCGTTCGCATTCAGTTGAATGCACGCATACGCCACGTTCTTGTAAGCATTCGTCAACTCGTAAGGCGACGGCGGCCGCTTCGACCGGGCGATGTCGAGCCAGACCGGTCCGCCGGCCCCGTAACCGACCGACCCGGAGACGACGCCGCCGGGCGCCGATCGGGTCTCGACCGGTTCCGGCTCGGCGCGCGCAGCGCGCTCGAGGTCGGCGAGGTAGGCGTAGACGGCGGCGTGGTCGGGCATCGGTTAAGCGCCGAGAGCGGCGGCGGCCTTCTTCGCTGCGACCCGCTTACGCAGGTTCCGATGGGTCTGGTGGACGAACTTGCCGTCCGACTGCTTGGCGATGATCGCATCGGACGCGTGCCGGAACGAGTCGGGGAGCAGGCCGGGCCTGGCCTGGGCCTCGGCCATGAGGGCGTCGGCGTCGGGCGGCAACGTCAGGAACGGTGAGACGGGCTGCATGGAGTCGGGTCCTGGGGAGGTGAGCGACCGAGTAAACACATTGGCGAACAGTAGAGGCCGCCGACGCCGGTCGCGTACGATCGGAAGTCGATCTCGCGGCCGCACCGGCAACACCGGAAGATCGGCGGCCACGGCCGCGAGCCGGCGGCGATCGAATCAGGCCGACGGTCGGGCGTGTCGTGTGGCATGGAGGATCAGGTAGCAAAGCCGGCAGAAGATCGCGTGACCGGCGGCGCCGGCGTGGCCGACGGCGGTCGTCGATCGGCAGGCGATACATCGGAGTCGCGGGAAAGTCATTCGGCGTCTCCCCACCAATGCGGGTCGTCGGCGTCGGCCTGTCGTTCGGCCGCCCGGGCCCGCTTCGCGGCGACGTCGGCCGCCGCTTCGGTTTCTTCGCGGATCTTCTTGACGTCGGCCGGCTCGGCGGCGGCGCCGGACCAGAACACGTTTTCGGCGGCCATCGACGTGACGTCCACCTGGTCGTCGTGCGCACCGTCCGGGAACGATTGAAGCTCGGCCTCGTACTCGACCAGCCAATGGGCCCGCTGCGGAAACCACACCTGGCCGGCCTCGGTCCGCACGATCGCGGTCTGCGCCCACGACAGCTTATCGGGGTGCGCCTTGCACGCCCGGATCGCCAGCGATTCGCGTCGCATCGTCTGCACCACACCGAGCTGCATGCCGTTGGCTTCGACGAGCAGGTACGCCGGCCGGTGCCGCCGGGCGATCTCGACCGCGGCCCGGATCACGTCGGGCGATTCGATGCGGTCGCGGACCAGGTCGATCAGAAGCAGGTCAGAATCGGGCGTGACGGCCCACACCGCGATGACGGTGTAATCCGCCGATGTCTTGGTGCTGCACGCGAGGTCGACGGTACAGAAGACCCGGCAGTCGACGGCCCGGACGATCTTATCCGGCTGGCCGGGCGGTCCGATCAGCCGGTAGAGGTCGCCCTCGGCGACCCAGTACCGGAACCAGGCCCGCTTGAACGCGTTCCCCTCGGCCGGCTTCGGACTGCCTTGAAACAGCGCGTAGAAATTTCGGCCGAGGACTTTCCTGCGTCGTTCGAGGACGTCGATCGGGTACCGGTCGGGGCAGAGCGCTTCGCCGACAGCTCGACCGAGCGGGTCGTTCTCCTCGGCGATCGCGGGAAGGTTCAGGTACTCCCAGTCGGACCCTTCCTCGCTCGCCCGTATCCTCCCCTGCAGGTCGTCGTCGTGCCAGCGCGTCATCGTGCCGACGATCGCGCCGCCGGGCTCGAGGCGGGTCACGAGATCGTCGATGTACGACTCGTGCACGCGGTCGCGGTAGGCTTGCGAGTCGGCTTCGGCTCGGCTCTTGACGGGGTCGTCGATCAGAATCAGGTCGGCACCCATGCCGGTGATCCCGACGCCGATCCCAGCGGCCCACACTCCCCCACCGGCCGAGGTCTCCCACTCGCCCGCGGAGTTGCGGTCCTTCGACAGCGGCATCCGGCTCGCGACGATCCGGCGGATTTTCCGACTGAACTTCTCCGCGAGTGCCTGCGAATATGCCCAGACGATGATCCGTTGCGACGGATCGACCTCGAGCCAGTGGGCCGCAAAGCGAACTGTATTTTGCTCGGTCTTGCCGTGCCGCGGCGGGCACGACATCCAGAGACGGTCGATCTCGCCGGACCGTATCCGGGCAAGCTGCCGGCGCATCGCTACAAGATGCGGCCAGTGCCAGGACCAGGACGGTGTGACCTCCTCGAGCCATTGATCGAACGGCTTCAGCCGGGCCCGGCGCCGGAGCTCAAGTTCCGCCGCCGCTCGTTCCCTCGACGATCTTGCGGAGCTCGTCATCGGTCATCTTCGCCACGTCGATCTCGATCGGTCCGCCGTTCGGCCCGGAATGCTCGGCTCGGACGTCGACCGTCCGGCCCCAGTTCGCCCGGTCCATTCGCTCGAGCAGCCACTGGGCGGCCTTCACGTCGTGCTCGACCGTCGCGGCGTCGACGACGGTCTTTACAAGCCGCGTGCGTGCGTCCGCGCGCGCCGCCCGGGTCAACTCCGAAAACTCCGCGTACAGCTCGTCGCCGGCTTCGCCACGCGCAATCCAGGCGTGATATGTGCTCTCAGCGATTCCGGCCATAGCGGCCGAATCGGCGATCGAATTCCCCGTGAGCAAGAGGCTCGCGATCTCGATCGCCAGCGCTTCGGTCAGGACGGTCGGTCGGCTCATGGCGCGCGAGCGAGTAGAGGGTACCGATCAGCGTGTCGAGGATTACGACAGCGCCGATGATGGTCGATAAGAGCAGAAAGAAGTGGACGAAGATCGAGAGCATCGATCAGCTCGTTGCCGTCGGCGGCGGCGGGGTTGCGACGACCGGAAGCGGCGTGCTCGCGGGCAGCGGCGCGAACGAATGGAAGCCGGCCGGGCTGGTGTCGGTGATATAAACCGTCACGCCCCCAGCGTCGTCGATTGTGAAGACCGGCGACCCCTCGGCGGCCAGGTCGGTCGCGAGCTGGCTGTTCGCGGCGGCGAGCGAAGTGTTCGCGGCGACCAGCGCGGCGTCAGCGGTCGCGGCTGCGGCGGCGGCGGCGGCCTGGCTCGCCACGGCGGCGAGCTCGGCGGCGATCACGTCGCCGATGGTCTGCGGGGTCTGATTCGACATCGTATGGATACCTCAGTATTAGTTGAGTCGTTCGACTTCGGGTCGAAAGCGGACGCCACCGAGCTTCAG